AGAAGAACAAGAGATATTGAATATTGGCCTTAAACAATCAAGGATTAATAAACAAGAAAGACTTGATAAAGAAAAGTCTATATCTGAACAATCCCAAGATGAATTGGAACCGATAGATGATTAAAGGTTGTGTAGGGTTTTCTCATATAGAAGGCCGTTTTATAGGGTATATGATACTTGTAAGAGGTAAGAAGACCTATAGTGTGTCTTTACCTTGGCCATTGTATTATATAATGAAACGACTTTGGAAGAGTAAAAATATCCTGGGAAATTTTTTGTATAGAAACAGTACGGAATTCGACCAGTTACGGAAACGATAAAATCGTCTATGAATATGGCCGTTGGATGTTATTACATTTATAGATTAAAGCTGGCCTTACTCCACACAATAGCGATTTCTCTAAGGATTTAGGTCGATTGTAGAACCTTTGTGTACTACTGCGCCTGTTGTTGTACTTGTCTTTGTACCTGATACGGTCTCTACTTTATTACCACCAATGGCCGTTGTATAGTTACCTGCGACTTTGACATTGTAATCACCACCACTATTCACATTAATATTGCCATCTACGGTGACCACATTGATATTGCCTTTGTCCACTTGTATGTTAATATTCGCATTAGGACCAATCTGTATATCGTAATGGTTATTTAATGTACCACTCTTATTCAGGTATAGTTTATGTCGGCCGTCTATAGAAACATCACAATTGCCTTCGATAAGGGCTTGCCTTTTGCCTTTGGTAAAGGTATAATGGTCGCCTTTGATTATCTCCGTTTGTGTGCCATCGGGTGATATTTCGTAACTGGTGCCTGACATATGGCGTTGGTGTATTCTTTCATGGCCATTGGTATCGTCATATTCCATGATATGGCCACTCTCACTCTCAAACACTCTATTGTACGGATACACGGCCGCATATGGTATTTCAACCTGGTCAAAGGTATCACCATCACTGGCCGCCATAGACGAACCATTAGCGGCAGTAGTAGAATCAAAGTCGGCCGTTGCCACTCCAGTTATACGAGTAGACCTTCTTAGTGTAAGGGATAGGTGTGGATTGGTCTCCGGACCATCCTCCTTTAGATTTACTGCTAATCTGTTCGTATCTACTTCATCTTTGTATTTCGGGTACACACCGTTAGGGTCATAGAAGCCTTTGTCTGTATTAGATAATTCAAAAGGACGGCCAGGTATAGAACCTAATACAACTGGCTCTTGCATATTCTCACCATCTCTAAAATAACCAAACACCCACGAGCCTTCTACAAGAAAACTCGGTGACTGACCAAGGCCTGATATGCCAGCGGCCGTAGTAGGTAAAACCACTTGTGACCACGGTAAATCGGCCGTAGGTAACTCCATCTTGTCATTCGTATGAAGGCCAATACAACGAACACGAACACGGCCAAGGTACTGAGGGTCGTGTCTATCTTCGACTACGCCTGTGAACCAGAAAAAACCGTTACGGCCTGCAAAATTTTTGTCTGTAATCATTTGTTTTTAAACCGATAAATTGTTTGTTTTAATACGCTAGCCTTACGCATTATATGGCCATTTACGAAAACCTTACGCAAACCACTGGCCACTCTATACTTAGTCTTATTCCATAAACAAGATAGGCATAAACCCTTGTTCCTATTGGGTTTCGTTTTACGCAAGTTCGACTTTATCTCTATGTTTGCTAATAGATGGCCTAGTGTTCCCATTTATACTCTCCCTAATAACTCATCTATCAGACCTCTACGGCCTTTATAAAAGTAAGCATATTTACATTGGTAGTATTTGGTCATTATTCTTTCAATCATTCTTTTCACTCTCATATTCGTTCTTTTCAAATAACTCTAACTGAACAGGAACGGCCGTATCACAGTCCATACAGCATTGACTTGTTCCACAGTATTCATGTGTTATATCTATGCCGTTTACGGTCACCATATCTATTTTATAACCATTCTCGTTATTGTTCATGTTATTTCCCTTTCAGTTTGTGTTTTAACCACTCAGCCCATATCAGCAGGCCAGCGATAAACAGTACAAATAGTATTGTTCCTATCATAGTTTGCCCTTTGTCCTGGAAGCGTCGGAAACTCTCTTACCCTTTCAGTATATTCTCATCCTCTTGGTAAATATCTATTGCTTCTACCTTTTCTGTTAATGTAATTAATTCGTCCATTTCTATTGGTAAATCAGTTGCCACAGCATCTTTTACGCATCTCATATTCATAGTATGTTTTTGTTCAGCCAAGTCAAATTTATGTTTCAATTGTAATATTAAGTATCGGCCACTGTAATAAGGGTTTAGTTTTTGTGCCTCATCAGCGGCTACTTGTTTTTGATAAGGTAATGCGAAACTTATCATATTACCTACATTCATCTTTGTTTGGCCTGGTACCGTCATAATTAAGTGAAAGTTGGCCATTTGTTGTCTTTGTGATACCTTTTGTGGTACGGTATCTTTACATGGTACAAACTCGTAATCGTTGTGTGTTTTGGCCGTTTGTACTAAATTCATTAACTTTTGCATAGGCAGGTCACCTAATGTCTTGCCTGTATTGTCAAACTTTGTAAAAGGGTGTAACCATTTGGTAAATGATTTCTGTCCTTCTTCAGCAAACTCAGTGTGAAAATACTCACCAAATTCTTCAAAGTAATCATAATCGTGTGTTTCTATTTTTTTATTGTATATATCATTGGTAACTAATCTGTTTGCGTATAGACCACCATTCATTTCATCAAGTAAATTAACGGCATCCTCAAATGAATAGTTATACACCGCTCTTAAATCTTTAACAATATCTACATCACCTTTTTCTGTACGCACTTTTGCTGGTTGTATTGCGTAAAGTTCTGTAGGTGGTCTGGCAATGACGCCATTCATAGCCATTAATGATTCAAAACTTCTAAAATTAAACCCTCTTGTGGTTTCATAGAACAAATAACCTGCGTTCTTATATTTTTTAGAGATAGTATTGTCGCATAGAAATTTAATGGTTGCCATTGGTTTCAAATTTGGTATAACATACTTGGCATTGGTAGATGATGGTTCAATATAGATAGGTTTTCTACTGTCAAGGTATTTCTTATCTTGTACTAATTCATATACTGCATCTTCAATAGGTCCTGCAAAGGCCTTACTCACTCTTACTGTATTATTCTTATAGGCCTCTCTACTTGTAAAATATAATCTATAAACTTGTTGACGGCCAGTACCACTTGTGTTTCTAATTTTGGCAATTTTATACACATATAGAGTATCATTTTCTTCGGTGTAATTAATCTCATCTTGTCCTGGCGTAAAAACCTTTAACTCTAATCTTTCCATACCTGTAAGAGGTAATAGTGTTCTAATGTCATTGGTGTCAGCAAGGTCAATTTCACCTGTGATAACAGGAGAAGTTAAATCTTCTACAAATGATAGATTGAGTAATTGTGGTAATACATTGACACGAAAGGCTTGGTCTGAATCAGGTGCCTTACGATAGGATATAATGGTGCATCTCTTAATACGAAAGTCACCTGCGAAATTTATAATGTTATCGTTATTATCTGGAGCTGCCATATCATTATCTTCTTACTAATTTTTCAAATTCTGCAACAAATGTATTTAAGTATGCTGGTTCTAATAATTTGATTTGCCTTTTCTCGTCTTGTAATCTTTGTTCGTATTCATAGTTTGATACAGATTGTGCGTCTGTGTCTGTACTATTAACTTCTACTTTATGTGAATAATCACCAGGTCCATCACCTGTCTGAGCACCACTTGATTGTGTTTTTTCATAGTGATGTATTGCACCTGGATTATCATACTTGTCTTTAACATATGCCTCAAATGCTTGGTCTGTTAATGGCCAATCATAAAATCTATCTGTAATATCATTCATTAAACAAATCACCCAAAAGTAATCTGTACTGCCAAAATGTTTATATGATACAGATTCAGGTGTATCGCCATTCTGTACATCATATCTCGCAAAGAGAGCCGCATTATCTTTAATATTATCTCTTACTTTTAATCGTCTGAATATATCAGTAACTAAAGTTGAATTCTTATTGTTATTAATATCATACAATCTTTTTGGAAATGTTTCGAAATACTTTGCCATCTTAATAGTTCTCCGCTATTTCTTTCTTCGTTAAGATTGTAGTTTCAATAAAGTTTAGTGTCATAGAAATATTTACAGGAGCCGCACCTTCATCATCAAATTGTCTGAATGTACTAAATGCGTCACCACCATAATCTACTTCAACACCACTACATACACATCTACTAATTTCATGTAAGTAATTATTCTTTTGGTCGTTGTATGCGTAATGTATTTCAAATTCACTTGGTACTCTAAAGTATCTTGCACCTGTATTTTGGTCTAACTCGGGGTGCATATGAAATTTGAAGAATTTAATAATCTTTTGAATGTCTTGTGCTTCTGATTTACTTCTTGCAATTAAATTAAAAGTGTAATTAAAACTTCTCTCATTTACCTTTTCAAATACTGCCTCACTAAAATTGTTTTCTGCTGTTGCTGTCACTTTATTGATTGCACCACCAACATCACCTAAACCTAATGCCTCACCTGTTGATACTGCAAGTTTTCTAGCAGCGGCTAATGTACCACCACCAATACCTTTTAATACTGCTTCAACTTGACCTGCTGTACTTGTAGCATTCATGGCTTCAGATATTGATTTTGCACCCATACCTGCAAGACCTAATTCTGTATGACCTGTTGCAACACCATAACTTACTTTAACTCCTGGTGGCATATACAATGCAACACCACCTGTAACTGTTGTATGTGTTTGTAGACCACCTGTCAACACACTATTAGGTGCTGACCTGCCTATTTTAATCTCATCACCGCCAGCCTTAGATTTTAATTTTTTGATTTTATATTTTGTACTTGTTCTACCTGGAGGTCCAGCAGATATATCTTCACTATCAATTGATACACCAATCTTATCATTAAATTTTTTATCATTATCAATTGATTTATTGTTTGAAATAGAATAGAAAATGATATAATGACCCATGCCATTTTGTCTGCCAAGGTCTTGTGGAAACTGTATGTTTGTAAACCCTAATGGATTTTTAACTAAGTGTGCTGTTGGTTCTTTTGAGGGGTCAATAGTTAACGGATTCTTTGTTAACAATTCTTGTGCAGCTGCCTTTGGATGTTTAGGCAGTCCACCACCGAACAGTGCTGTCTTTGCATTTGATAATAACGACCCTAATTTGATTGATGCCATGGCTTACTAAATATCCTTACCTATTTGGTAATATTTATATGGAAAAATGAGATGAGTTATAAAGGAATTTACAAACCCTCCAACCCTAAGAAATACGCTGGCGACCCAAGTAAGATTGTTTATCGGTCTAATTGGGAGCGTAGATTTATGGTCTACTGCGATAAGAATGATGATATTATATATTGGGCTAGTGAAGAAATTGCGATACCCTACATTAATCCAATTGATAATAAAGTTCATAGATACTATCCTGATTTCATTGTTAAGACTAGAAAAGGCAAGAAGTTTATGATTGAGATTAAACCTGCCAAACAATGTAAACCTCCTAAACCTGTTACAAAGAAAACTCCTAGATTTATGCGTGAAAGTGTGGAGTATATACGCAATGTGTCTAAATGGAATGCAGCTAAACAATATTGTGAAGACAAAGGTTTAGAGTTTAAAATATTTACTGAAAAAGAATTAGGTATCTATTAACCTGTTAGGTTTTGACTTAATGATTTATCACCTATGCCTGTTTCTTCAGCCATATAAGTCTGTGTAACTGTATTGTTTGTATTAGATGATACATTACCACCTGTACTAACATTTGTGTTACCACCACCACCTTGCATAGCAGCCGCATATTCGGCACCTGCTGAATTTAATTCTGCACCACCTGTTGGACTATCGGATGTGATATTATCACCTGTAATATCTGACATATCACCTGTTGCCCCTTGTTGAGCTGCTGGTGTAATAGGTTCTTCACCTGTTTTTCTAATTCTATAAAATGCTCTACCAAAAAATCCACCGTCATCATATACAGGTTCGTAAGTACCTTGTCCCATACCCGTTAATTCACTTGCCATAATTTTTGCCTGTTCTTCATCACTCATTTTCATCATTTTACCATCAACAGGACTTAATACATTACCTTGGTCATCTACATCAATTTTTTTGACCCATTTGCCATCTTCTTGTGCAATAGCTTCAGCAACTGAAGCATCACCACCTTCTTGTTTGATAGTTGTTTCAGCACCACTATCACCTATAATTTTTTCTTTTAGTGCTTTTGCCTTGTCGCCAATGAAAGGTAAACCTTCAACTGATTCTAAAATACCTACAAGTAAGTTTTTCATTAACTCTTTAATTTTTCTAAATGGTGCCAGTGCAAAGTCAATAATACCATCTTTCAATTCTGTAAATTTAGATGTAATACTATCTGTAATTTCTGTTACTTTATTCGGTATTGTTTCTGTAAAAAATGTACCAATACTATTCCAAAAGTTAGTAAAAGGTGTAACAACCCACTCTTGGAAGAAGTTTGTAATACTATCTTTAATCTCTTGTATTTTTGTAGGTATTGTAATTGTAAAGAAGTTACCTATGTCTGTAAACAATTGACTAATCTTTTCTGGCAATTGTCTAAAAAACATTTTAATATCTGTAACCATTTCTGATTCAATACCAAAAGCTGCTAATGCGTTTTCTAATAAACTAAAAAATGCGTCACCGATATATGAAACTACTTTTATAGGAAAATCCAAGAATAACTTTTTTATACCACCAAAAAATGTACTGCCATCTCCTGTAAATAGTCCTTTTACAATGTCAATTATACCACCAAAAGCTGTTTTGACAATATCAATTGCTCTATCAAATAACGGACCTATATCATCTGTAAATGCACTAAAGAATTTCTTTATACCATCAACAATAGGTGCCACTGCCTCAGCAATTTGTTTACCATACTTTTTCAATAAGGTTGCAAGTCCTAATAATCCAAATATTAAACCACCTTTAATAAGTAATCCTTTTAAACCACCAGCACTCATAAGTTCACTGACTTTATCTTTACCTTTTTGTAAAAAACTTCTATCGTCAGCAGGTTCATCACTTGTCGCTTCTAAATCTTCTTCAGTAGAACCTAAAGCGGCCGCATCAGCAGCTGCCTCTTGTTGTTCTAATGCTTGGTCTTGTAATGAAACACCCTCACTAAACTTATCGACCAATGAGTAAATACCATCTCTAATATCAGATAGTACAGTCATCATACTCTCAAAAGGATTCATTGGTTGTACTTGTTCAGCAACTGCACCTGCTGGTGCCATTTGATTTGCTGGTACTAATGCTGTGCCGGCTGATTGAAATTCGCCGACTCTATCACCTAATTCTTTTCCTATTTCTATTACTGATTGGTCTTTTAGTGTGAGTTCCATTTTTATTTAAACTTCTTATTAATATATTTGTAAACAGCATATGCACCAAGTAAAACTACAATAGTGCCAATGCCATCAAACCAACTTGTTTCGTTGATTACTCTTAATAAATCTGCTGTTAACCAGTCCATTACTTGCTACTCTTTGCTCTGCTACCTGTGTATAGACCGAACCAAGCCGCACCAGCACCAACTACGATACTGACTAACCCACTTTGTTCCATAGTAGGCGCTTGTAAGTCCATATACCAAATTACGACTTTGTATAAAAGGTAAATATATGTTGTGATGAATACTCTAGGAAATATTCTCCAACTATCTACTGCTTTTGCTAAGTGTATTAATTTGGCGTAAGGATTAGGACCAAGGTCTTTAACAGATGTATCGACCTCTAATTCTACATTTACTTTTTTAGATACCTCAGTTTTATCTACAGGCACCATTATCTTTTCTTCAGCCATTATCTTCTTTTCTCCCGTTCTCTCTTTTCTTTTTCTTCTTTAAGATAATTTACTAATAACGAAATATAGATTTCCCTCTCCCACGGTAACATATTCTCCAATTCACTCAAAGAATATTTATGATGTTGCATTAAAGCAAAATTCGTTTCAAAATAATTTGCTAGATTATCATGTGAGAGGGCTATCCGAAAAAATCGGCCAGACCTTTCAATACGACTTCGCTTTTCACAC